AGATTAACTGCGAAGATACAATTCTAAATTTTTTCATATTAAAGCCCTCCAGTAGTTAAGACATAAACAACAATCGGCAAAGTGAAGCAAAGCAAGCCAAGCAAACAACCCTGTAAAAATTTAAGCATTTTCTGACTCCTCTTCTGCTTGTTCATCTTTATATGTCTCTATCATTGCTGAGGCAATCTCAGTCCAATTTACATCTGACATAAATGCACGGGCTTTTGACTGGAAAGAGTTTCATTATGGCGACTGGGAAATTGAAGACATAGAAGAGGTGAAAGCATGACACCTAAATATATTGTTTGGGTTGGGGGTATTGCTGATTATGAGGGTGATTCTAAGGCTATGGCAGAAGCTATTGCAAGCCAATGGATTGCCGAAGGTTATGACGATGTAATTTTAGCTGAGAGAGAAGATTAATTATGACTGAAGCTAGGCAATTTCTAATAGACGATATATCAGCACTATTGAACCCTAATAAGTCCCATGAATGGCTTAATGGTGTTAATGATGATGGGCTTTATGCTTTATGGCAGGATTTGGTAACACTCACCACAATGGAGGTAACACAATGAACAAACAATTAGACCTTAATAAAATTATCGAAGAGGCTGGAAAACTAGGTAGAGAATTTACCCTTGAAGATGCTCAAGATGTCATTGATACTAAGCCGTCATGGGCTAGATGGGACGAAACAGAAGCCGAAGCCGTAGCAGATTATATTGATGCCTTTGGAGGGTAAATTATGAGTCGCCATCTAATGAAAGCCGTAGAGATACTAAAAGAACGCTACAAACATGAGATATATGAGGGGGATTGGTCTTACAATTTAACGCATTGGACAATCACTATAAGCTCCGAAGATGAAAATAACTATGATGTAGTGGCGTATAGAGCTAAAGACAATGCAACAGACTGGAGCGATTACATTGTTTTGCCGTCTTATCCTGTTCAATGGGAATTAACTTATGAATAAGCACAATCTAAAGGAGGCAATGCTGGGAGAGTTCTATGAATATAGTCTACCTGACATTGCAGAAAAGTTATTTATGCACCCGAACACGGCTTCAAACTTAGAGCGTAGTGCTATTGCTAAGTTTAAGGCAGAATTAGAGGTGAGAGGAATCTCTGTTATGGATTTGCTAGAATGAAAGTCGAGGAAATTGCCGATACTTTAGGAATTAGTCATCAAAGGGTTACGCAGTTAGAGCAATCAGCATTAAAAAAGATACGCAAGGCATTACAAAAACACAACATCACTTATGAGGAATTATTCTTATGTTTAAAACATTCTTAATTGCAGTCGGTTTACTGGTATCAGTCGGCAACGCTATGGCTTGCCCTAGTCAAATTATCAATCTGCCCGATGGTCGTTCGGTTGTCTGCTATTACTGCAATGGTGGTAAGATTGTGAACTGTTTACCACTATGAGAAATCCATATAACTTACTCTATTGGTTGATTGGTTTGACAATATATACTCAATCAATTATATGGCTTTTAAATCAGTTTTAATGGGCTTTATAGCCGACTTATGATAAACTTGATACCTACCTATATAAATAGCCTAAAACGGCTTAGAAAGGCTTTAATCAAATGAGATGCCAATGTTGCAACACTACACTAAATGACTATGAATCGACTATGCGTCATGCAATCACTAAGCAATTTGTAAATACTTGCTCTCCATGTTTGAACGCTATGGGCGATGTTATCCCGTTGCAAGTGCGTAATGACCTACTCAGCGAGAACGATATGGGGAATGTAGATAGCTTATGGGACGATGTAGAGGACTATATCGAAGATACTAGCGAAGATGAAGGCTTAGATGACTACTGGGCAGAGCGCTAAGCTCGGTATCATAGGTTCTATATAGACTATGATGTTTGCTATGAAGTAATTGTTTTAGATAACATACAACAACAATCTAAAGATAGTCTATGTTGTTAAGGCATTATATGAAGTTTTTAAAATGTTGTCAAGTGTTTTATTTTTGTCTTAAAGTATTGACTTTTAGTTTGTCTATACTTAGTCTGTATCCAAATAGGAGGTTTTATGAATGAATTAGACGAAGCACGCTATCACTTTGCATTGTCGGAGGTCTTAGACATGATTAGGGTTCACGGGTATTGCAATGTAATGAATGACCTAGACGCTATGATTGCGGACGAAATCAACAAGAAATTGGAGTTAGTCGATGAGATACCTAGTATTTGATGAGTCTAACGAAGTATTAAGGAAGTTCGCTACCAAACACGAAGCAGAGTATTTTACAAGGAATGATACGCAATTATGGATAAAAGTTTTACCGAAGCCCAAGAACGACACCTACGGCACTGCATTAACAGTCTTAGGGTTAGCATTGTTCTAACTGTTTTGACGGCTGTAATGGCTGTTATATGGATTTATGGGGCATTTGCGGAGCAGACTGTATTTGCTTGCTCCGATGTTGATAAGAATCCACCAGAGATTCAGAAGATATGTAAAAGATTAACTAAGCACCAGTGGTGGGGTGCATACTACACAGGGAAACAACCATGAAAACAGAACCAAAAGGATTAACAGGAACATTCGTAGTGACTAAGACTTACTATGTTACTTGCTACGGCAACACAGAAGAAGATTGCTACATCATGGCTGAGAACTTGACTGCCGAAGATATTGATGAAGATGATTTAGTAGAGATGGAAGTAACCCTTAAAGACGGATTTGAATATGACGGATTCTAAGTACATCAAGCATATACCATGCGAGAGTTGTGGTAGCACAGATGCGAATTCGCTCTATGACGACAATCATCAATACTGTTTTGCCTGTGAAACCTATGTAGCTGGTGATGGTACAACAACACAAACGAAAGTAGTTAAACCAATGAACAAGGATATACAATTTTATGACAACGCTTCTTCTCTTTCTATCGCTAATCGTGGTATTACTTCGGCTACTTGCATAGCCTATGGAGTTCGCCAAGATAACGGCAAGCACTACTATCCTTACTTTGATGCTGATGGTGTTATGTCCGCAGTTAAGACTAGAGATGTAGAAACCAAGTCTTTTAGCATTTCTGGTGACTTTAAAGAAGCTACACTTTTCGGACAAAACCTATTCACTAAAGCTGGTCGATACTTAACTATCTGTGAGGGTGAATTAGACGCTCTAGCAAGCTATCAGATGCAAGGTAGCAAATACCCTTGCGTTAGTGTTAGAAACGGCGCACAGGCAGCTCTAAAAGATTGCAAAGCGCAATACGAATGGATTGATTCTTTTGAGAATATTGTCCTATGCTTTGATGCTGATGAGCCGGGACAGAAGGCTTCACAAGCTGTCGCTGAATTGTTCGGTGGCAAAGTTAAAGTAATGAAGCATAAGAAAGGTTATAAAGATGCGTGTGACTATCTTGAGAATGGCTCAGGTAAAGAATTTATTGATGCTTGGTGGTCTGCTGAGTCTTATGTCCCTGATGGCATTGTTCAAGGTAACACCCTCTGGGATATGGTATCGGCTCCTATTGCAAAGGCTGATTGTGACTATCCATACGAAGCACTTAATAAACTTACATACGGGATTAGAAAAGGTGAACTTGTTATGGTTACGGCAGGTTCCGGTCTTGGTAAGTCACAGTTTTTAAGAGAGATTGTTTGGCATATCCTCAACAAGACTGACGATAAGATTGGTCTGATGTTCCTCGAAGAAGGTGTACGTAAGACTGCTCGTTCACTTATGTCTTTGGCAGTAAACAAACCTATTCATTTACCTGATGTAGAAATCTCACCGGAGGAGCTTAAAGATGCTTTTGATAGAACACTCGGAAGTGACCGTATTTATTTGTTTGACCACTTTGGTAGTACTTCTTTGGAGAATATTATCAATCGAGTGCGGTATATGGCGAAAGGTCTTAACTGTGGTTACGTTTTCCTTGACCACCTTAGTATCATTGTTAGCGGTGGCGATGTGGGCGATGAGCGTAAAGCCTTAGATTCAATTATGACTAAGCTCCGTATGATTGTGCAAGAAACAGGTATCAGTTTGATTTGTGTCTCACACCTAAAACGTCCTGAGAGCAAAGGTCACGAGGAAGGTGCGGCTACATCATTAGCACAGCTACGAGGCTCAGGTGCTATTGCTCAGTTGTCGGACATTGTTATTGGCTTGGAAAGAAACGGTCAAGCACAGGATATGATTGAGAGAAATACAACACAAGTGAGGGTGTTAAAGAATCGCTTTAGCGGTTACACTGGCGGAGCTGGCTCATTATTGTATAATGGTCAGACTGGACGAATGTTAGAAATACAGGACACACTATGAACAACGACTTAGTAGAAAAAGCACGGCAATATGCCAAGACAGACGAATACGCAGTCACACGCAATTACATCAATGCACTATGCGCTGAGATTGACCGACTACGCACACTCAATCGTGATGTCTTTGGTCGTATTCAAGACAATACCGAAGTGTATAAGAATAATGAACGCTATCAGTGGCTAAAGAACGCTTCTTGGGATGTCCCACAGGATGTAGTTGCTCCTGCGGTTGTGAACTGTAATGGCAATATGTCTGAATGGCAGTGGATGACTGGTAATGAGATTGATAACCTAATTGATAAATTTATGGAGGAATACAAATGAACACTAAAGAACTGATTGAAGCACTAGACCAACGCTACGGTAATCCGTTGGCAGAAGATTGTGAGTTGATTCAAGAAGCTATTAAACAGTTACAGTTTTTGTTAAATGATAACGAAGCTATGAGAAAGGCACAAGAGAAATGAACATTACAATACACAAAGCACCTTGGTTTAAAGGAACACCACTACAATGGAACTCTATGCGATTCAATGGTGGCGATGTGTATAGTGTGTATAGATTCTTTTGTTTATTGATACAGGTAAGAAAATGATATGGTCTGGAAATGTTTTCCACTCAATTTACATAATTGGAGTAATTCTTGGAAATGGAAAGAGAATATGGTGAAATCACCCTGTATCGGGAAATGCACCTACGACATCACAATTCAAGAATGTAATGATTGTGGTCGAACTAAAGATGAAATTAGTAGATGGTATGTAATGACTGATGACGAGAAACTAGCAGTATTAGAGAGGCTATTAAATGAACAATGAACCAGTAGCATGGATGCAAACCTATAAAGACGAGCCAAACAACATTGCTTGGACTAGAAAAGACTTGGAAGAATTGGGTGAATCAATAGATTACAAATACATTCCACTTTACACCCATCCAGCAAAGACACTAACAGATGAGGAAATACAAAAAGTATTGTTATTATTTTTAATGCCTCAGGTTCAACCAAAACATCCAATTGAACCTTTTAATTACATTGAATTTGCTAGAGCAATACTAAGAAAGGCACAAGGGAAATGATACATACGCTTACTGATAATGAATTATTGTTTTATATGTTGTTTGGTATGGTTTGCGGAATTATTTTTGGAATTCTTTTTATGAAAGCACTTGGGAAATGAACAAGTTATTAGATTGTTACTTTAGTGGTCGTTGCTTGCGTCATCCAATGGTAGTAGCCATTGTGTTTTATACGATTGGTTATTTTGTTGGTAAAAATTAAGAAAGGCACAGAGCAAATGAGTAAAAAGAATATTAAATTAGATGGTTACGTTTGGATTGCTGAGAATGGTGCTATTGACTATGGTTTCTGGTTTGGTGATTCTGATGAGCCTGTATCATTCTCAACAACGCTAAAACAAATCGTCAGAGACACGCTAGAGGCTTATCGTATCCCTGCTGGCGGTATTGCAGAATATCATTTAGAAGACATGAAACGATTGAGTTTAGCTCTTAAAGCAGCACAGAACTTAATTGACCACGAAATTAAAAGACTAGAAGGCGTAGAAGAAAATGACTAAATTAGTAAAGATTGGTGACAGGTTCGTAAACCCAGTCAATGTAACTTACATTATCGACAGAGAAGTTCACTTTAATGACGGCAGTCGTTGGGTTGCTACAGAGCCTGAGATTCAAGAACTGTTAGCGATTATGTTCGAAACCCCTCGGGTTGAGGTTGTGGAAGAACCGCTTGTTATTAAAAAGAAAGTTGTTAAAAAGAAATGAAATGGACAGGCACAGCCCTTTGTCTGATTGGTATTGCTTTGACCAGCCTGAATATCTTTCCATTGAACTTGTGGTTTGGGTTTGTTGGTAGTGGATTGTGGGCTTGGTCTGGAATACAACAGAAGGACTATGCTTTGTTTGTCGTGGAGTTTGTTGCCGTATTGATGTACTTAGGAGGCTTGATAAAACTATGCTTATGAACAATGATAAAAGGTTTGACCTTGACCTGCAGTACGGACAAGTGTTTGAACGTAAAGTAGCAGATATGTTGCAGAACAGCAAGATAGAGGTAAAAACTGAGCGTGATATGTGGAAGTCTACCGGTAACATTGTTGTAGAGTTTGAGAGTCGTGGAAAACCTAGCGGTATTGCTTCTACCGAAGCAGACTACTGGTTTCATAACTTAGCTGTTGGTGATGATATTGTGATGACATTGGTATTCCCAACTAAAACACTCAGGAATTATATTGCTAAGAATAATCCAAGAATGGTTCGTGGTGGTGATAACAACACTTCTCGTCTTTATTTGATTAAGCTACAAGACTTGGTTACAATGCTCGCATGAGAATAATTTTAGACATCGAAACCAACACCACTCACGATAAGATTTGGTGCGTTGTTGTCCGTGATATTGATACAGATTTAGTCAACACATGGACTTCAGAACATCCGTCGCTTCAGGGTTTTATTGACAAAGCTACCGAAGTTATCACACACAACGGCATCTTCTTTGACTTCCCAGTTCTGAAGAAGTGTTGGGGCATTACTGTGAAAAAGTCACAGGTAGTAGATACGTTAGTGTTATCACGGCTATACAACCCTAGCTTAGAAGACGGGCACAGCCTTGCTGCTTGGGGACAGCGATTGGGGTTTGCTAAAGGAGACTTTACAGACTTTGATGGCGGTTTAACACAAGAAATGCTGGACTACTGTATTCAAGACACAAAAGTAACAGCAGAACTATACAAACATTTAACTAAGGAGATGGAAAATGACTTCTCGAAAGAAAGCATCAAACTTGAGCACGAGGTCGCAATCATCATTGCGGAACAAGAACGTAACGGTTTCAAGCTCAATGAAGCTGGGGCTATGCAACTTTTGGCTGAACTTAAAACTAAGTTGGATGCTATTCAAGTTGAAATGGCTACAATCTTCCCGCCTAAAATCACCACAGGCAGAACCCACAAAACCAGTGGCAAGGCGCTCAAAGACATCATCGAGCCGTTCAACCCCGGCAGTCGCCAGCAAATCGCTGAAAGACTCATCGCCAAAGGCTGGAAGCCAAAGAAGCACACCGAAAAAGGTAGCGTCATCGTCGACGAAGAAGTCCTCGCCAGTCTCGACTACCCAGAAGCGAAAGCCCTCGCAGAATATATGATGCTTCAAAAGCGGATAGCACAGGTAGAATCGTGGCTAAAAGCAGTTGAAGCAGATGGTAGGGTTCATGGTCGTGTAATCACCAACGGCGCTGTCACAGGTCGTATGACACACATGAGTCCTAACATGGCACAGGTTCCCAATAGTGGTAGTCCTTACGGACACGAATGTCGGGATTTATGGACAGTAGAGAAAGGATATAAGTTAGTCGGTATTGATGCTTCAGGATTGGAGCTTAGAATGTTGGCTCACTATATGAACGACGATGTATATACACATGAAGTTACTGAAGGCGATATACACACAGCGAACCAAACCGCTGCTGGGCTGCAGACGAGGAATCAAGCTAAGACGTTTATCTATGCCTTCCTCTATGGTGCAGGAAGTGCCAAAATCGGGTCGGTTGTTGGAGGGTCTGCGAAAGAAGGACAGAAGCTCATTGATTCTTTTCTACGAAACACACCGAAACTTAAAGCTCTTAGAGAGAAAGTATCTCGTATCTATGCTCAAAAAGGATGGCTACCGGGTCTTGACGGACGCAAGCTACTCGTTCGTGCAGAGCACTCGGCACTCAACACGCTCCTGCAAGGCGCTGGTGCGATAGTGATGAAGCAAGCTGTTGTTATTCTTCATAAGAGACTAAGACAAGCTAAGATAGATTTTAAGTTCGTAGTAAACTGCCATGACGAATGGCAAATAGAAACAACTCCTGAAGATGCTGAAAAAGTAGGACAGTTAGGTAAACAGGCAATCATTGATGCTGGTATAGTATTGAATATGCGCTGTCCTTTGGACGGAGAATACAAAGTAGGTAACTCATGGCGCTACACTCACTAAGGAAAAGAAATGACTGAAGAAAAAGATGAAAACTTGTTGGGCATGGTAGCTGTGTCTGCATACAAAGATGGGACTTATTCGTTAAGTTCTTCTTTTGATTTAGATGAAACATACGAGTTGTTAAAGGATGCGGTATTGGATATTGAAGATGGAACACTAGAAGATTCTATTGATTATCATAACCAGTCACTACACTAACTTTATCACATCGTGGAATCAAGTAGTTGTAAATTGCAGTATAATAAGCAAAGCAGTATTTATAAACGTAGTAGATAAGGAGAATTAAATGGAAATGAAACCAGTAAAGATTCAAGCGGAAGTTCAATGGGCTTTCTTTGATAAAGTAAATGACATGAGTGGCAAGTTTCAATGCGACTTAGCAAACCTCTCAACCACTGCCGTTGAAGCGTTAGAGTCTATTGGTCTTGCACCACGAAAGCGTGAAGACAAACCTGAGAAGGGTTGGTTCTTGACTGTTAAATCTAACTATGCTATTCAGCCATTCGACAAAGACGGTGCTGAGATTAAAGATGTAGTTGGTAATGGTTCTAAGGCAATCGCTTTGATTAAGCCTTATAGCTGGAAGTGGAAGAACAAAGAAGGTGTTAGTGCTTCCTTGGCTAAGATTGTGATTACAGACTTAGTTAAGTACGACGCTAACGGTAAAGAAGGTGATGTTTCCATCGAAGACTTGGACGACGACATCCTGTGATTACCGCTTTCATTGATGCCGATAGTTTGTGTTATGCAGTAGGCTTTTCTAGCAATGACGCTGAAGAGAAGATTGCACTATCACGACTAGAGCAAACAATGACTGAACTTTGTATGGACTTAGACTGTGAAGATTACAAGGGCTTCCTAACGGGCAAAGGCAACTTCCGTAATTCGATAGCAGTTACAGTTCCATACAAGGGTCAGAGAATATCTGAGAAGCCTGTGCATCTGCAGGCTCTTAGAGACCACCTAGTGAACTCTTGGGGCTTTGAAGTAGTCAACGACATCGAAGCTGATGATGCTGTCGGTATCGCTGCTTACGCTGTTCCTGAAGATGAATCTATCATGGTTCATATCGACAAAGACCTCAATCAATTCAGAGGTTGGCATTACAACTACCGCAAGAAAGAAAAATACTACGTATCGGAGTTTGAAGGATTAAAGTCTTTCTACACTCAGATTCTTACTGGAGACCGAATAGATAACATCGTCGGTCTTAAAGGTATTGGTCCTGTCAAAGCTAAAAGGATATTAGAAGAATGTACAAACGAAAACGAACTGTATCAAGCGGTCCTCAAAGCCTACGAGGGCGACCAGCAGCGAGTGTTGGAGAACGGACAGCTACTTTGGTTACAAAGAGAAGCCAACCAAGTCTGGCAGCTTCCAAGCTAATCTTAGTTGAATGGTTGGACGCTTTAGCACAAGGCGAGTGGCATGAAGCAAAGCGTGAAGATTTACAATGTAAGACTGTTGGGTTTATTGTCTTTGAAGACGACCAGCAGATTGAATTAGCAGGAACCATTACCGAAGGAATGTGCAACAACAGTATTACCATTCCAAAACAAATGATTACTAAACGAAAGGCAATTACCTTTGAAACCACAAAGCGCAAAAGCAAAGGGAAGAAACCTGCAGAAGTGGGTGGTAGCGGAACTTCTGAAGCGTTACCCACAGTTGACGGACAAGGACTTACGCAGTTGCCCAATGGGTAGCCACGGTGAAGATGTAGTGATGTCTCAGTTTGCTAAAGATGAACTACCAGCAACATTTGAGTGTAAGTCTTTAGCAAAGATAGCAGTGTATCGCTATTACGAGCAGTGCGAGAAGCACGGCGATGGTGAGCCAATCGTTATCATTAAAGAGAATGGTAAAGCTCCATTAGCGGTGATTGATGCAGAGTTGTTATTTGATTTGATGGCAGAATGAGTACACCGGTGAGTATCTTAAAAGAAAGGCTACTCTGGCTTGAAGAAGAGAACGCTTACTTAAAGAAACAGATTGATGTACTGTTAATGATTATCGCAAATAAGGAGAAGAACCTTGGATAATACAATGAAGTTAAAGTTTGAACTTGAAGATGTTGATGGTAAGCATACTTCTGAGTTCGTTGTTGATGACATGGAGTCTTGGCATACATTAGTGATTAAGTTTACTGATTTCTTGTCATCACGATATGGTTATAAGATGTCAGATAATGTTGTATTTGTTACAGACTATCCTTTTGGTCGTATCAAAGAACAATATGTTACACCAAATGAAGTTGAATTAGTGTTGCGTAACCGTCAGCGTAATGACGCTTTAGATTCATTGTGGGGAGACGAAGAGTGAAGATTTTATTACTGGATATTGAGACAAGTCCTAACACAGCCCACGTTTGGGGATTGTGGCAGCAAAACGTCAGTATCAACCAGTTGATGGAATCTTCTTATGTCTTATGCTACGCAGCTAAGTGGCTTAATTCAGATGAAATGTTATTTGATTCTGTACAACAATCTAAACCTAAAGCAATGCTGAAAGGAATTCATGGACTTCTCAACGAAGCTGACGCTGTGGTGCATTATAACGGTACTAAGTTCGACATTCCTACTCTTAACAAGGAATTCTTATTACATCGTTATGCTCCACCATCGCCTTATAAACAAATTGATTTACTTCGTGTGGTTCGTAGCCAGTTTCGCTTTCCTAGCAACAAGTTAGACTATGTAGCACAGCGTCTTGGCTTAGGACAGAAACACGCTCACGAAGGACATGAGTTGTGGGTTAAATGTATGAACGGAGATAAAGATGCGTGGAAACGAATGGCGGATTACAATATACAAGATGTTATTTTATTGGAAGACCTTTACAATACACTTCTTCCTTGGATTAAGAACGCCCCTAACCGCAACCTATTTAGTGATGTTCAAGGCTGTCCATCTTGTGGACAAACGACTCTTCAAAGACGTGGCACGGCAGTTTCAGCTACTGGAACTTATCAGAGGTATCAGTGTAAGTCCTGCGGAACGTGGAGCCAAGGAACGAAAGCTCTGGAAAAGAAAAACATCGAAATCAAAGGACTAGCATAATGGACAATCCAGTAGCAATGCCAGCACCTTACGGCTACGGTCAGGAGGACTGTGGAGACAGTCTTTCCCGTCAGGTAGGCGGTAATCACTACAAAGTAGCGGCTATTCAGCCTTGGGATGTGATGTCTGCATACGGACTTGACCCTTGGTCAGCAAATGTGTTAAAATACTTACTTCGCTTTCCTTACAAAGCAGGTCGTCAGGATTTGGAAAAAGCACAGCATTATATTGAATACCTAATCACGCATTACGATGAAGTAAACGATATGTATTACAACAAATAGAAAGAAGATATGCCTTTACTGTTGCATGAAATAAAAGAACGATTAACCGCCTTGGATGAGATAACGCTATTGGAGCTTTTAAACATCAGCAGTGAAGACATAGTAGAAATGTTCTCAGACCGTATCGAGGACAACGCCGATAAACTAGAAAAGGAAGTTAAATAATAATGACAGCATACACAATGACTCCATACAATACTTTTATTGCTAAATCAAGATACAGTCGCTATCTTGACGATAAAGGTCGCCGTGAACACTGGAATGAAACAGTGGCACGCTACTTTGATTTTATGGAGAAACACTTATCTGAGAAACAGAACTACACACTGACTAAAGAACTACGCAGTGAACTCGAGCAAGCGGTTGTTGCTCTTGATGTAGTGCCGTCAATGCGTGCCATTATGACAGCAGGTCCTGCGTTAGAGCGTCAGAACGTAGCTGCCTTTAACTGTTCTTATTTACCTATTGACGACCCTAAAGCCTTTGACGAAGCAATGTATATCCTTCTCTGTGGTACAGGTGTGGGTTTCTCTGTGGAGCAACAATATGTTTCTAAGTTACCTGAAGTGCCGACTCAGCTGTTTGATAGTAAGACTTCTATTGTTGTGTCGGATTCTAAAGAAGGATGGGCTAAATCATTACGACAACTCATCGCTCTTCTCTACGCTGGCGAGATTCCAAAGTTTGACGTATCAAGAGTTCGACCTGCCGGAGCAAGACTCAAGACTTTCGGTGGACGTGCTTCTGGACCCGGACCTTTGGAAGAGCTTTATAAGTTTTGTGTCTCCAAGTTCAAAGGGGCAGTTGGTCGCCGTCTCAACTCCCTTGAGTGCCATGATATTCTGTGCAAAATCGGGGAAG